GACAGGAAGCTACAGTCCACTTTACCAGCAAAAAAGGCAAAGCGTCTTTTTCGACGACGGTCCAAGGCTCAAAGGTATTGTTTAAAATCCCGAAAGTCCTTCCAGTCGAGAGTTATCTCGTTGAGGTGGTGTGTGGTGGGTACGTCTTTCCAAGTGATCAAAACGTCCGTGTCGACGTTATCCAATCCGCGGACGAGTACACAAGCGAGCAAATTCTCGCACTCGTAAAAAACGACGTAAAGGAAGAAATCGACAAGTATATCGCAGCACATCCAAATGGGCTACAGACAGAAGAATTTCCAGATCTTACAGTACTATACAATCTAGCTAAAATTTGAAAGGACAAATCATGACTTTAAACACACAAAAATTAACACAATTCGCTCAAGCGGTCGGAGCTGATGTCAAGGAAATTAAAACAACCCTTGCAAACAAAGCCGACAGGTCTGAGCTTGGACAAGGTGGCATCACGCAACAACAGTTAGACACTGCAATTGCTGGTGTTAAAACTGCTATTCTTGGTGAAGGTGTGCCAGAAGAGTTGGACACACTCAAAGAGATCGCTGATCGGATCTCAAATGGTGGTGGTTCAGCAGACCAAGCCATCGTTGCAAAACTAACCGAACTCGGTCAAAAATTTACTGATCTTGAAAATCTCGATCTTGTAGCAGAGTACACAACAGCGAAAGCGTGAGCGTATGAATAATATTTTAAATGTTATTCGTGCAATTGGTCGAGATATTAAAGCTCTACAGTCTGATAGTTTAAAGACTGATAAAGCGTATGAGTTGTTTCCAACTTATGCCACTCTTCAGTCTCAGATGGCTGATAATATCAAGCAGAAGCACCTTGAACTAGGTCTTGACACCTTGATCGAAGAGAAACTAAAAAACGGTGGTGATCCTTTCGTCACACGCTCACAAATGGGGAATAATATCAGACGTGCACCTATGATGTACACGCTAGACCGTACAACGAACCCTTGGACAATCTGGTTTGACAATGGGTGCGGGTTACAATTGACAGATTCCCCATTCGATCAAGCAGCTTACGGATACGGTGTCAGTCCTAACATTAACAATACAACTTGGGTTAATTCCCCTATTGTCGGAAATATCATTTCAGCAAGTCGTGGTACTCTGACTTTGGATAGTGTAACAAATAGCGTCAATGGATATTACTGGGGTCCTAATACTAAAGTAATCAATCCTATTAAAGACGCAAGCACAATGGATTTTAGCGAGTATTATATCAATCAAACAGACCCTTCAAAATATAATCATAAAAATATTGTTAGGGTGATGTATGAGCTAGGAGTATGGAATATGCACGACCTTGCACAATTCAGTGCTCATTTAGATAATTTGTAAAATCAGCGGTGGCTTTATGCTACCGCTTTTTTTATTTTGCGCTGAAACTAGTTTCAGAATGAAAAAATCTTTAATTATTTTGATAAAAGTACTTGACGAACGTAAAGCATAGTGATATAATTAAGTCAAGATAAAGGAAAAGAGGAAATCAAAATGAAAATCAACAATCAATCTGTTATGACGTTAGGCGCTGGAAAAAGCATGAAAGATCAACTTGTAAAACTTGCTAATAGTAAAGGTTTTACGGAAAGAAATACAGGAATCTGGATTGGCAAAGCTGACCTTGAAGAAAAAGGGATTTACTCTTTTATAGAAGGTACAAAAGAAGTACTGGGCGTTGAAGATTTTGAAGCCTTTAACAAATTTGAAGGATTTGAATTTGTAGGATTTTGCGGAAACGAAAATGTTTATCTTTATAAATAGATGAGGTTATCTATGCTTATTAACACAGAACGTGTCAGAATGGTCTTGATGAACAAGGCCATCTCTGGCTATGCCCTTTGGAAAGCCACGGGCATTTCAGAGGGCTCTATCTCGAAAATGAGAAATGGAAAGAAACGCTTTGAAGACTTATCACTCGAAACAATCGAGAAGATCCAAAAATGGATAGACGCTGGTAACTATACATTTAGCTACGACTATAGCGACTTGCTGGATGAATTGACCTCAGATATTGAAGAGGGCCTTACTGGTAAATATCTCTATATCGTTCGAGGGGAATATAACGAAGTCATGGAAAAACGCATGATTATTGATTATTATTATAGTCCAGACGAAATTGCAGAGGGCGATCTTGCTGAGAAGATGCTGACTGCTGCAGTCGTGGAAGAAATGCGAAGAGATAGCAGTATATTTTAAATTATGGTATAATGTAAGTACATTTCTGATATGTATATTCATATACTTCCCCTAAACCACTAGATTTTACTAGTGGTTTTTTCGTTTATAACGGCAACTGACCCTTGTAAAGCCTTGATTTTCTTGATAAATAATGATATAATAATTGTACACGGATTTTAAACAATCTACTAAATAACCAAGTGTAGATAGGTTGACACCTTGCTTGGATTGTGTACATAATTCCCGTTACGCTTCCCGTGAGATATTGTGGGAAGATAAGTAATTCTCTTTTGAGTAATCGAAAGAGGTCATGAAGTGTAAGAAGATTGAGGGTGTATGCAGTATAGAAGTTGTGTGTAATTAGACCATTATCAGACAGTGGCGGTGACAATAGACGCTTTCAGTGAAAGAATAATCTGGGGTAGGCCTTGCGTAGCAGTAAGAACCGAACCAGAAATGCTAAATTAAACCGTTTTGCACTTGAGGTCGAGGGATCGGCCAATAACACCAAAGATAAGTACAAGTAGCCCAAAATGTGCAGATAAAACATTGGAAATGTTTGAGCTTAAAAATTATTTCTGAATGTCGGGTGAAAGTTGGACGTAACCAGTCGTGCCTAGTCATTTAATCGCTACGGAAGTTATAGGGTCGCTCCTTATGGCTCAGACCGTGGTAGGCTATCGGTCAATAAATTGCGTACAATCGAAGTAGAGTGAAGGCTCATTTAGTTGATTGTTTAAAGTTCGTGTCCTTGCATTTAGCAAGGTTTTTTATTTTTGTAAAAATGATAAATTTACTACCCTTGTTTGAAAATAGCGTAACTAAATTTATCAAATTTTCCAGCGGATCACTATCTTGTCAGATGTAACTTGCACTTTGTCAATTAACTCTCTGACAATAACTTTCTGGTTATCGTATGACATCTCTAGCACACTACTGGCATCTAATAGCTTTTCTATCTTCTTTTTTTGGTCCGCTTGCCTGTCGCTAGTGGCTTTTTTCATTTCATCTTCCAGCGTGGCCCTTTGCTTGATAAAATCAGCAGACTTGCTCCTTAATTCGTCCAGCGTGATCCTATCGTCCAAGTATAGATCATTTAGCTTACTTAATTTGAGTGTTAGGCTGTCTATCTGCTTTTGGATTGCTTGCTTGTCAACGGATGGGCTTGTATCGTCTGAAAATAGTTCTTGTATCTTGTCTGGATCATTTTGTAACTGAGAAATGCGAGCTAGTACATAATGCTCTAATAGATCCATATCATAGTATCCAGAATCACACTTTTTATTGTCATTGTAGACTGTGACACCCTTTGTCTTTCGAGGGTGTCTTTGATAGCACTCGTATCTTTTAAACCGTGTACCATCTTTCCTTTTTTGACCTAAAATGACTTTGAGGGGCGCGTGGCAGTAACCACATTGAACAAGACCAGATAGCATATATTTTGATTGGAATGGTCGAGGGTTTGATAATTCCTTTGCAGTCTGTTGCCTCTTCGCCAACTCTCTTTGCGTCTGCTCAAAGTCTGCTAGAGAGATTATAGCCTTGTGTGTTCCTTTAAATGTTTGACCTTTGTATTGATTTAGACCACAATATACAGAATTGGCTAGTATTCCTCTTATTGTGCGATAGCTCCAAGCTGGTTGCTTTGGATATTCTTCGTTGATTTTATCCCTCAACTTAGTTATTGACATACCAGCTAGATATGACGAGTATATTTCTTTGACTGCTAGAGCCTCATACTCGTTAATGGTCAATGATCCAGTCTCTTTGTCATAATCATAGCCATATGAGGTTTTAGACCACATCATAGACTTTCCAGACTTGGCACGTCCTAGCTTGCCGAGTTGCATTCTCTCTTTAATTTGCTCCCTCTCAAGTTGAGCAAAAACGGACAACAAACCTATGACGGCCCGTCCGAACGGTGTAGAAGTGTCGAAGTTTTCCAGCAAACTCACGAACTCAATATTATTCTTCAAAAATACATCTTCTATCAAGTATAGAGTGTCTTTCTGGCTTCTACTCAAGCGGTCTAGCTTATACACTAACACAGTATCAAATAGCTTGCCATTGGCATCCTGTATCAACTGTTCTAGTGCTGGACGTTCTGTTGTCGATCCAGAAAAACCCCCATCAGTATATATCTTGTAAATGTGCCAGTCCTTAATATCACAATAGCTTTCCAGCTTTGCTTTTTGTTCCTCTATCGAGTAACCCTCTTCCAACTGAGAAGTGGTCGAAACACGCACATACAACGCTATTTTATTCATTGTCTTTTCCCTCCATTTTTGATAAAATAGAGTACAGAAAGACACCTTTCAAAATATTCATTTTGAAACCTTTCTTTATCTTGACTGCCTCACGCTCAGACTCGCCAAAGTTTGAGAGCGTGGGGTTTTTTATTTGTCCAAAACCATAGAATTGTTCAACTCGTAGGAAATCAGTTTGATTTTGTCATCATAAACTCTTAATTTCATCCTCTTATATGACTTGTGGTCAGAATTATACTGATTAACAACATTTTTCTTTATATCAAACACATCGTTTGATAAATCCTGCATATCTGCTTCGTCCATATCGTCTTTAGAAACAGTCAAAGCAACAGAAAGAACATCTTTATAATAATACACTTTAGCGTTCTTATGACCGATTGATTTTTGAAGATCGTAAGCAATGATGGCAGAATAATCTTCTTTACCTGTCAAGTGATCTGGTGCCACTTCAAATTTTGTATCTGACTTCTTACTGTTAGATTGATCTGTTTTATCTTCTTTCGTTACTTGCTCAGTATTTTGCCCTTTATTTTTGTCTGTATCTGTATTTCTTTGAGTACATCCAGCAAGAAGTAGAGCAAGCGAAGCAATCGCTAAAATTGTAATCTTTTTCATAACGTTTCTCCTTTTTTATCCGACTAATCTATAAAATTCATCTATGACCATGATCTCGTCAGTGGTCGTTTTTAATTTGTGCCTTTCCATAAAATTCAAGTAATTAAAATCCTCTTTATCTATCTTATCCAGCTCCTCCCTCAGTAAATCGTGTATCATGGCCCTATTGGCCTCATTCTCGCATTTAATTTGGTTATTAGTATAATTGGCATTGGTGTGATTTAAGTGGCCTAATTCGTGCAATATGACCCTTTTCTGGGCCTCTCTAGTTAGTGATTTATTAACAAAGATAATCCTCATATCTGAGATTATCATTCCAGGCCGTGGCCATAGGTCGTTATCAAAGTAAGCGAGTGTCACTCCCTCGCTGTCACATATTTCTTCTATAGTCATAATCTGCCTTGTAAGTATATTTCTATAATATTCTGGATTGCTTGTATATCGTTTTCTGTCAGCGGTTTACCATCAAATGTTTTAGCACTTTCCGCCAGTTTGCGTAGGTCTGTTTCTGAATAGCCTGTTTCAACAGTTGTTTCTGCTTCTTCTTGCCAACCCATAAGGTCAGCGGGTGAAATATTCAATGTTTCAGAAATCTTCTTCAGTACCTCTGGCCCAACCTTTTCTATATCACCTTTTTCGTATCTAAATATAGTTGAGCGAGAAACTCCCACGCGCTCAGCGAGGGTATCAGCAGAGATCTTCAATTCTTTTCTTCTTAATTTAATTCTTTCTCCGACGTTCATGATCTTTTCTCCTCTTATATATTACACGTTAATTTTACATCTTTAGTTTCAAAAACGCAACAAAAAAGTTTCAAAAATGCGATTTTTTCTTGACAAACTTTTCTGGTCATGTTATACTTAATTCAACAAGTCGCAGAAGTGCGACAAAAAAGAAAGGAGAATACATGGTTAATGTATCGAAGTTGAAAGGTAAAATTGTAGAGCGAAACACCACGCAAGAAGAACTTGCAAGTAAAATCGGTGTTACAAAAAGCACGTTTTACCGCAAGATGAAGCGAAATGGCAACTTTTCGATCAAAGAAGTAAACTTGATCGTGTCAGCCCTCAATCTTTCAAAAGATGAAGCTATGGCCATTTTTTTTAGCGAGACAGTCGCATAAACGCGACAAATTTGGCAGAGTGAATAGAAAGGAGAAAGATGGCAGAGAGAAGAATGTTATCTAAAAAAATCTTTCAAAGTCGAAAATTTTTGATGATGCCGTTCGAAGCACAAGCTCTATACACTCACTTGATCTTATCAAGCGATGATGATGGAGTGGTTGAGGCTTTCCCTATCGTCCGAATGATCGGAGCCAAGGAAGACTCGCTTGGTTTGCTAGTTGTAAAAAAATTCATCTTACCACTAAATGACGACATGGTTTACTTTATCACTGACTTTGAAGAACAAAACAGAATCAGAGCAGACCGAGTACAACCCTCGCGCTACCGAGATTTGTTGATAGAAAAAACAAACTTGGTAATTGAAGGAAAACGGGTCACAAGCCAAAAAAAATACATTGACGGACAAGTGACGGACAAGTGTCTGACAGATGACGGACAAGTGACGGACAAGTGTCTGACAGATGACGGACAAGTGACGGACAAGTGTCCGCATAGTATAGGTAAGGATAGTATAGGAGAGTATAGGATAGGTCAGGATAGTCTAGTAGAGTCAAGGTCAGTTGATGACGATGACGCTGGTCATAAATCTTTATCAAAGATTATCAAAGACAGCAACATCAAAATCAATGAGCGACACACTCAAATGTTAATGGACTATATCGCATTAGATCACTTTACAATCCCAATGATCCAGTACGCAGTGGAACGTACAGAAGATGCTGGTTCAACTAGTTTTAACTATCTAAAAGCAATTTTGGAAAACTGGAAGAAAGAGGGCTTCACATCACTTGAAGAAGTCGAGGAGCATGACCGCAAGAGGCAGGTTAAACAAACAAAAAAAGGAGCTATCCCTTACCCAATCAAGAACCCAGTATTCACTCCTTATACGGACATGCTACCTTGGGAAGAAGACGAGGAGGGATAGCCTATGTATCTACCACTTGTCTACCACATTAACGAACAAGAAACTTGTGGAATACATCAATGCTTCAAATGGTCGTTGAATGATGATGTACCACTACAGGACGAACGGAACAGAACCTTTTGTCCAGAGTGTCAGAGAGAAAAAATGGCGCGTGAGGAAGAGCAGAAAATAGGTCAAGCTCACGCATCGACAATCTTGCGCAGGACTTACGACGTACTTGATAAAAACAGCATCGTACCGTGCGAACTAAAAGAAGCTAGTTTTAAAAACTTCACGGTTACGAATCAAATTGACCAGGAAGCCAAAAATTATGCTTTACGCTTGGTATCTCACTACTTGCGCGACGGGAAAGGTAACGCTCTGATAATGGGCAAGGCTGGACGCGGTAAGTCGCATCTAGCTATGGCAGTAGCAAGTAAGCTAAATGCTGACTGGAGAGCAAACAAGCAACCTAAAAGCATTTTATTTATCAACTTGCCAGCCTTATTTATCAAAATTCAAAACTCTTTCAACCGTAAAGAGGGAATGACCAGTAACGAATGGCTGGAGCTACTAAAGAAAGTTGACTATCTGATCTTGGACGACCTCGGACGATCTGATAACGCACAATGGAAGCAAGACTTTCTCTACAGCTTATTAGACGAGCGAGAAGCGACGATCATCACAACTAATCTTGTAGGGTCAGAGATGAAGTCACTTTTTGAAACCGGTCTGGTCAGCCGAATCACAAAAGGCGGACGGGATCTTTACTTTAAGTACCCAAGCGATACAGAAGACAGGAGGAAATTGCCATTTTGATTGACAAAATGATTGAGGGCTTCGAAGCTACTTGCTACGAGCTTTCAGACGAAATTAAAGCCAAACTACTGGCCAGCGATCCAAATGTTGCGCGTGACAAGATCATGGATCTATACGCTTGCCGTTTAGCTGGAAGAACATAAAAAAGGCCCTTTGGGAAGGAAGCCCAAAAGACCGATAGATAAAACTTTTATAAGGGAATTATAGCATGAAAACTACAAGAACGCAATGGCGACCGCTAGTTGTGAATATCATGGCAGACGGAAGCCAATTAGATGATTTGACAGGGTACACGATACCTAGAAATAGCGGTTATTATCACGCTATCAGAAAAATAAATAAGGAGATTTGAAAATGTTAAATGATATTTTAAGTTGCATGACAATCGGTGGAACATTTTTCGCTGCTGGCTTTATCGGTGCGGTTTGGGATTTTAAACGGGCACAACGGAAGAAAGCCCGTGAGCAAAAAATCAAATCGCTAACAGATGCACTAGACGAAGGAGTGGAAGAGGTTAAAACCGAAGGAGTAAACGAATATTTGGCTTTCCTTGCAGAAGCACGCAAGCACTCACACTCTGATAACGATTGGAGCATGGAAAGTGTTCTTTAAGAAATCAAAGCGGATAAAAGAGCTTGAAGCTTTATTAAAAATCTATGAAAGAAGGGACATTGAACACACGAATATCTTGAGGGTGTTACTAAATGAACGAAGAAGAAGAAATTGACTACAACGATCCAGATCTATGGTTAAGATTTGAATCGTTCAAACGCTGGTTAGGCGATGATGATGAAATTTAAAAAGGAGAAAAGAAAAATGAGTAGAAGTAATTTTGATTTAATGGCACCAAAGGACGCTTTTAACAGCCCTGTAGTTTTGGAAAAACTGAAATCGGTAGTGAACGGCCGTGAAACGCAGTTTGTTACCAGTTTGTTATCAATTGTAAACAATAACAGTAATCTTGCCAAAGCCTCAAACACAAGCGTATTAAATGCAGCAATGAAAGCCGCAACGCTTGACTTGCCTATTGACCCTAACCTTGGATTTGCTTACATCGTGCCGTATGGTTCAGAAGCACAATTTCAGTTAGGATACAAGGGATTGATCCAACTCGCACAGCGTAGCGGTCAGATTGTAAAACTCAATGCTGGTGAAATTTACGTAAGCCAATTCAAAGGTTACAATCCACTCACCGAAGACTTGGAAGTGGATATGCAGGCTTTGCCAAAAGCTAACGAGGCGGTGGCTGGTTACTTCGCGTATATGCGATTGTCAAACGGTTTTGAAAAAACTTTATTTTGGACTAAGGATCGCGTTCTTGCGCATGGCAAGAAGTACAGCCGTTCTTTCAGCGGTAAAACTAGCCCTTGGCAGACTGATTTTGACGCAATGGCTCGTAAGACAGTATTAAAACAGTTGCTTTCAACCTACGCTCCCCTGTCAATTGAAATGCAACAGGCCATTATTGATGATAACGTGGACAGCAATGTCCAAAACGGAGCAAAAGACGTAACCCCACCAGAAGCCACAGAATCGATTGAGAGCTTTTTGGAAGGTGAGCCAGCAGATAATACTACCGAAGAAGAAAAAGAGCATACAGAGTCAGTGGGAGCGTCTGAGAACACTTCTAAGATTGAAGATGGGGTGTATGAAGAACTTGAACTGTTTGAAGGTGGGACAATCACACCTAAGGAGCAAAAATGAAAAAGTTAACTCAAGAAAATTATTATCAAGACAAAGAGTACCTGTCTTATTCACGAATGAAGCAGTTTCTGAAATGTCCAGCACGCGCCCTTGCTGTAGAGGACGGTACTTGGGCTGAGTCACGAGATGAAACACCCTTACTTTTAGGAAATTATGTACACAGCTACTTTGAAAGCAAAGAAGCACACGAAGCATTTCTAAAAGAAAACGGTGACAAGCTGATTTCAAAGGCTGGTAAAACCAAAGGAAAACTCAAAAAAGAGTTTTTAATTGGCGACTATATGATTGCATCGCTGAAAGATGATCCTTCTTTCAATCGCTTGTATCACGGCAGTTCAATCGAAAATGTTGAAAAAGAAATGATCGTGTACGGTGAGATCGAGGGGGTGCCGTTTAAAGGGAAGCTGGACAGTGTGAACTTGACGCAAGGGTATTTTGCAGACTTAAAGACAATGAAGTCTATCTATGATATGGAGTGGAACGCAGAACTTCGTCGCAAAGTACCAACGGCAGTCAATAACATTTTAGGTTTTGGTTATCATTCACAACTTGCAATCTATCGGGATCTACTGAAACAAATGACTGGCGATGAATTTAGGCCTATCATCGTGGCAGTCAGTAAGGAAGAAGTGCCAGACAAGGAAGTTATTCGAATTGATGAGGAATGGCTTGAGGAAGGCCTGGCAGAAGTAAAAGAAACCGTTAAGGAAGTCTGGGATGTTATTCAGCACAAGGTAGAGCCTAAAGCTTGCGGTCATTGTGATTATTGCCGCAGCCAGAAGAAATTAAATAGCATCGTGACTTTGAACAATTTGATTGGAGATTAGTTTTAATGATTAACAATGTAGTATTAGTGGGCCGTCTGGTACGAGATCCAGAATTACGCTACACCCAAAGCAATCAAGCGGTGGCAACATTTAGCTTGGCAGTAAATCGCAACTTCAAGAGCCAAAATGGAGAGCGTGAAGCAGACTTCATTAGCTGCGTGATCTGGCGACAGCAAGCAGAAAACCTTGCTAACTGGGTCAAGAAAGGGGCTTTGATTGGTATCACAGGACGGATTCAAACACGAAGTTATGAGAACCAGCAAGGCCAGTGGGTCTATGTGACGGAAGTGGTCGCAGAACAATTCCAGCTTTTAGAAAGTCGGAGAGATCATGGAAGCAACAGTCAACCAACAGTTGACAATAACCAAAACTTCGCCAGACAGGCAGAGCCTATGGACATTCTTGAGAGCGACCTCCCATTTTAAGCCTATGACGTGGATTGAAGAACACTTTTCGAGAGAGTACCCAAAAATCAAGTCTATACAAGATATATGGGACAAGGACGATATGGGTGGGTACCAGACACAGCGGTATTCGAGGGACTTGAACAAAGTCGTTGTAATAAATGACTTAACCGCTATCAGTAAGGATTTGAGATCAATCGGACTTACTCTTTCGGATTTTAATCAACAACTAACTTTATTTTAGAAAAAGGAGAAACAAAATGAAACAACAAAATGAATTTTACGCAATCGCAATGGATCACAACAACCGATTTTTGGCTGAATATAAAAACAATGACAGAGCATTAACATTTGCCGCTAAAACAGCCGTTGATGTACGTCATGCCTTGATTTTTGAAAAAGGAGTTGATTAAACTAACGAATCCAAGATCGGAAGAGCACACGTCTGAA